TGAATAGCCTGTGTAATATCGGCAAATGATGAAATGTCGTACCTCTGTCCCGTAAGCTTTTCTGCGTCACTGAGAAGTCGTTTCATTTCCTCTTGTGTACCGCCGTAACCTAACTTCAAGTTGTCAAGCATAGTATAATTCTGTTTTGCAAATCCCTGATACGCATTTTTTATGGACTCCATATCCGTACCCATTTTATTTGCATTATCGGACATATCAACCAATGCCGAATTTGCGTAATCCGCCGCCTTGTTTGTATCTCCGCCTAAGCTTGATATTAATGACGCTGAAAATCCCGTAACAGTATCCATATATTCATTCGCCGACATTCCGGCAGTCATATATGCCTTATTTGCATTTTCTAATACAACATTTTGCGCACTCATCAAACTGTCGTATTTCCCTTGAATATCAGAAACACTTTTACCGACACTCTGTGCATATTCCTCAACACTTCTTCCGCCTGCTCCGAACAACGTTTCTACACCGCCCGTAAGTTGTTCATAATCAGCAAATGCACCGACAGACTTTGAAACCAAAGCCGTTACGGCAGTCGCCGCAGCCGCTCCTGCCACCGCTAAACCTTTTCCGACTTTTATGGCACTGCTCCCTATACCTTTCATTACAGAAGACATCTTTGAGGCGCTGTTCGTTGCGTCTTTCATCGACTCATTCATATTTTTGACACTGCCGATTACACTTTTTATCCCTCGGGCAAATCCACTCGCATTAAGGTTCATATTCAGAACTATCGAACTTTTATTCTGCAAAACTATTCACCCCCTACGCTATCACAAATGTACGGCATTTGCTCGCTATAATTTTGCTCCGCAAAATTATTCACCTCCCAACGCCTTCCACTTTGCGTACTCGTCATCATTTGCCTTTTTGGCACTTGCAAGGAAAAATATTTTTTCAATTTCCGGTCTTGCAAGCACCTTTTCGGGCAATATTCCTCTTTGCAGATAATGATGTATCATATAGAGTTCATCATCTGCCTCTATCAGTTTTTTACTTCTTCAACAAGTTTTACACTGTCGATATATCCCGCAAGTTTCATACACTCCATTGCAATCGGTGAGATTTCGCCGTCGTCAAAAATCTTTTCTACGATTTCTTCGGGATATGTACAGCCGTATGCCTCCTGAAGTTCTTTTGAATGTAAATCCGGTTCGGCAACACACTCATAAACAAGGTGAGCGTCACCGTCCTTTTCCATTTCCGCCGATTCTGTTGCAAGCGACTTTGTCGGTGCTTTTATAACAATCTCGCCACCAAGGCTTTTTACATAAACTCTCGCTCTTTTTACGTTTTTCTTTGCCTCAAGCACTTGCTCCTTACGCTTAATAAGTTCCGCAAGAGTAATTTTTGTATTCTTATCCATAATCTTTTACCTCCGTTATTACGCATTCATTGTAGATGTAAGGTCATAGTCGGTAAAACCGCCGCTGAATTCTTCTTCAACTATCTTACCGGTTTCAAAATTCATAAGTGACACATCATTATACCAACAATTATCAAGTTGAATTGTTTCATAACCGCCGTTATCAGGATCTTCAAGTCTTGCCACCAACGTATGTCTTGTATCTTTACCTTTTTTATGTCCGTCAGCTATTTCTTTACCCCTTGAATATACTTTTCGTACGGTATATGAAAATTCATAGTCAACGCCCATAAGCTTTGAATCGTTCGTTGTATCGCCGGCAAAACTTACACTCTCACGATTTGTCTTTTCCTTTGCCTCAAACTTATACACTTCATAGGCAAGACTTCCGTCAATCCAAAGTTTACCGAATGTACCGGAACAAAGTTGATTGCCTCTCGGTTTAACACTTTCAGCCATTATCTATCACTCCAATCCTATTTTAAAACTCAAATCTTCAATACAATCCTGTATTGTAATATCAGCCCCCGCAAATATGATACTTCCCGTATTTGCTACTTCGACTTCGCTGTCCGTCCAATCCGACACGTCATATTTTTGAGCAAGCCATTCACGTTGCGACTGAACGTCAATATAAGCTCTGCAATCCGCACCGTCATACAATACGCCCTGTGACTGCAACGACTTAAAATACTGATTAACCGCACCGATGAACAACATTTTATTTTCGTGACTGTTTACAACGTTAATATAATTTTCCTCAAACGACGCTTTTATATCATCTCTTATGAGGTCAAGACTGTCTATAATCTTGATTTTCTTCATATCCTCCGTCTTATCACCCGACAAGGTTACAAGCGAATTGACACCTCTGCCGACTTTAACCTTTTCACCGTCATTGATAAGTATAAACTTACCGCCGTCAATATCATCATCCGGAGTTGTACTTTCCGTTATGCTTTCAACCTCCGCAAGAGTTTGATACGTCGCACCCTCTGTCATAGGCAATCCTGCCAAAAGTCCTGCAATACGGCAACAGTATTCGGCAGTGGTATAAACCTTTGTACCGACTTTTATATCATCGGTTGCGAAGTTTATAATACCCTCATTATTCGCCGCATACGGAAGTACGGCTTTAAATGTCTTTTTCGCACTTCTCTGTGCGATAATCCAATCCGCAATATCTTTTTCGTTATCGGCAAGCGACGGTATTGCAAGGTAATTCCACTTTTTATTCTTTAATCGTGCAAGTGCGTCGTCATAGGTATCTTCCGCACCTATTCTCTCGACAATAACCCTTTGCGGTCCGCCGAGGAACGTCTTGCTTATGTAATCATAATTTGCGGTTGTCCAATGCGATTTTACAACTTCACTCTCATTTGTATATGAATATGATGTATCGCTTTTGGTTGCGTCACGCAAAATCAGTGCAACAATGCCGTTTGCACTTCGTTTAATTGCCGTTTCAGCTTTGGACTGAAACACTATATTTATTTCGGGTAAACCCATTATAAATCTCCTCCTAACATCAAATCTTCTGCCTTATCGTATGTACTTTCGTTTCTCACCTTAACGGTGTAATTATATACAAGCTCCGTCACAAGCGTATAATTTTCCATAGAGAAATTAATATCAAAGCACCTTACACGCATACCGTCAGACAGTACAAGCGGTTTATATAAAAATAAGCCCCTTAATTTTTCAGCCACATCAATAAATTCATCTTGACTTATATCTTTCGGAACATATCTTATTCGTACCGTCTGCGTTTCATCGTCCAAAAATGAATTTGTTGACTGTACGTTAAGCGGAAACATTTCAACGATAAAGCAAGGCTCTGAAAATCCTTGTTCGGTGTATGCCGTATATACCGCATAATCATCGCCAAACAGGTTATGAATAGCTTTCGTCACTGCATTTTTTATTTTTGATGTCATTTCAATACTTCCTCCATTTTCTGCATAAGTATTTTAGGTGCATCCCTTTCAACTTTCGGTACTACGGTGTTAAGATACTTTTTACCCTCAACCCACGCTTTGCCGTTTTTCTTAGGCTTGTACTTCGGGGACGTACCCTTTCCGAGCCTTGTACGGTGTCCGAACTCTACATAAGGAGCATATTCAAGTGCGGTATATATTCCGCCTTTTACCGTACTTCCGCTTACTGTCGTTTCTTCTGTTTGCCAACTCTTTTTCAGTGTACCGCCCACTTTACCGTTTTTGTAATGCCCTGGCTTTGTTACGTTACTTATATATTTAAGTGCTCTTTGAGAAATCTCATTCATAGCGGATACACAAGCTTTGGTGTAATCCGCACTTTCCATTTGCTTTTGTAATTTCTCAAGCTGTGAAAAATCAATCTCATTCATTACGCATAATCCTCGAATAATTCCAGTGCAATTTCTTGGTGTGATGTATAAACCGCACTTTCACCGCTACGGCAATAGTCAGTTGTTTTTCCGTTTTGTGTAACGGTTATTTTACTGCCCGACGGTATTTCAACCTCCGGCGCAATAAAAAGCACAACCGATTGCGATATGGTGCTGTATCCATCGTCCTTTGCCGCCGAATTTCGGCTTTGAAATGAAAGTCGGCAAGGCTGTTCCGTTAAAACAGCCTTTTCGGTAAATACAGTTTCTCCTGTTTCCTCATTCACGCTTGAAACTTTCACTTTGACAGAACATAAACCTTTATACAGTCTTTCAATCGCCGCTCTTACCATATTCATCACCACACCAACTTTCTGAAACGTGCAAGCCTTGCTTTGTAGTCTTTAAACACGCTCGACATACTGCTTGAATTACTGCCGTACGATACGGTAACATCGCCCTCTTTGATTGACGTTACATTGTCATATTGTCCCGACGATGCCGATACATCATAGCGGAACAAGTCCGCCGCCATAAGTATAACGGTATGCTTTAAATCATCGGGAATACTGTCAATGTGGCAATAATTCTTGATATATTCGATTGTGCTTTCAATACACCTTTCGGCTTTTCCTCTGTCATCTTC